CCTGCATCTGCCCAAGCTACTTCCCCGGCAACAACACTTAGAACCTGATCGTCTGTGCCTACACCTAAGCGAGTGACCGAACTAGCGCCGTCTGCAACTATAAGGTCTTGCGCTGTTGTTACTGTGCTTTTAGGAATTAGCGCTGTTAAGTCCGGGTCTTCTACAAGTGCAACGTAAGCCGAACCGTTCCAGCTCTCATAGGCGTTAGTGTCCTCGAGGTAAGTGAGCATACCTTCTACCGGGCTAGGTATTGCAGTGCCTCTAGCTGCTGAATCTGCGAAAACAATAACGCTCTGATTCATTAGGAAGTTGTTTAGATCACTTGCCGGAAGTGGGAATCCGTTAGCGAATGTCTTGTATGCCATTTATGCCTCTTTCCATAGTTCTAGTGTAGTAAACCAATTGTCTGCTGTCACGAAGTGGCTCACCCTTGAGACAGAATAGTAAGTGTCTATGTTCATGTCGCTAGTCTCATACTTCACGCCTATAAGCTCTCCAGGGAGAATCTCTGCTGCATGCGTAAGGTTGCCCGAGCGGTCTAATGCTGGAGTCTCCACGCTCTTTACAAGTCTAGTAGGGGACTGAGTAAACACTCTGTCTGCCCAGATATTTAGTTCGTCTATGTCTGTTGTATTTATCTGAACATCGAGTGCGGAAACATCGTAAAGGTCTATTGAGTCCGGGTCTGTTCTTAGAACATAGGTTGCATCGTCGCTCTTTAGTGCAACCCGGAGCGAGTTATAGACATCGTCATAATCGGCGTTTACTGTTAGGTCATTCATGCATAGGTGAAATTCATCTTCATGCGAGTTCCCAACAGTATAAGTACCGTCTGGTATTGCTCCTATTGCAGGTCTAGGTATGAATACAAATTCTTCTGTCGCTGGATCTATCCAAAAGAACCCTAGCCCGACTTGTATGGCATCTGTCATTATTACGTTTGGTATAACATCTGTAACTAATACGCTAGGTATCTTGCCTGGACTCTCGGTGCTGAGCGCGTTCATACTTGTTCCAAAGCCCTCTGCAACCTTCTCTATAACCTCGTAGGGGGAAGCGTAACCTTCTGGGAAGCCTGTAGTTGTGTCGAACTCTGCAAGTCTTGTATTGACTACCTGCCTAAAGCTATCAAGTGCAGTTATGTTAATTAGGTTCAGTCCGTCTATCGTGTAAGAAACATCTAGGGTGTCTATGTAGCCTCTATAGATTACAAAGTCTAGTTCGCCTCTGTTTAGCCTGACCCTGACCGGAGTGCCAGGTCTAATTGTCCTGTTGTTTGTAGGGTCATAGGTGTATGACTGTAGCTGTATCTGAGCGCTAGAAGGTGTCGCTAAGAAGTAGGTCATGTTTTCAACCTGTCCACCTAAAGCGGTTACAACTCGAGAAGTCTCGCAATTAAGGTCTTGCCAATCAAAGGCATATTCCCCTTCTGCTAGAACATCTGTGCCACCGATTTCACTAACTCCGATAATAAACCAACCTGCCCCGGCAAGAACGTTAGTGCCGCCTATATCTGACACTCCTATAATGAAAAGATTGTCGGCATCATTAGGTATGTAGAACTCAACCTTGAGGTCTGTTGCTATGTCGAAGTCGGTTAGAAGGCTCATCTAAGTAGGCTAGTCCCTCCCTGTGAGCGTAACTTGGCATTTATGTCATCTATTAGATCCTGAGCGTTTACCTTTGCCCGGTTGATGTTAACGTTTATGGTTGTACCTGCATCACTCCCTGAGCCTGTATTCCCCTTAGTCTGCGAAATAGGCTTGCCGAACTGATCGAAGCGTTGAGTAGGAGTCATGTTGCTTTGCCTCTGCTGATTGCCTGCACCTGATGTTACATCTGGCGCAAAAGAGATAGCCGCTGCCGCCGCGTTAGCCTTACCCATAGCTCCTGAGAATCTTGCTGTAGCCGCTGCCATGTCTGAAAAGTATGCGGCAGGGTTACTAAGAAAAGGAGTGGCGCTAAACATCTGACCAATAGCCCCAAAAGTTTCCTGAGTGAATACGCTCAGGTGTGTGAGCATTCTCATGACACTAATAATGCTGTCACCTAGCCAGTTGAAAACCTGATCTGATGTTATGTCATTTGAGGCTACCCCAAAAGTCTCTGCGAACTTGCTCATAGAATCACCGATAGCGCTTATTTGAGTTTGTGCCTCACCGCTAGGATCTATGATTGACTCCCAGAAGTCTTGCACTGCCGGGATAACTGTCTCTAGAATAAACCCTTGGAAGTCCTGCATTATAGGCATGAACTTTTCGCCGATTTCCGCGCGAGTGTTCTCTATCTCTGCTTTTAGTATGCGCTGCTGGTTAGCTAAGCCGTCTGAGGTGTTTGCGAAGTCTCCGGTTACGCCTGATGTTTCTTGCATTAGCAAGCTATAGCGCGCTGTGACCTTCTCTGCCTCGGTCATTTGAGTAGTGCCGTCTGTGATGCCCTTCTCTAAGGCGTGAGCCTCTACTGCTGCTGCGCTTAGGTCTATGCCGTACATTCTTAGCGGCTCTGATTGCCCTGCTAGTCCAGACTGGAATTTAGCTAGTGCATCTCCGACATCTAGATTGAAGACTGAGGCGAAGTCTGCTCCGCGCTGTGAGATTTCATCTACTACCTCGACTATGTTGCCGCCTTCTCCGGCGATAGTTCCAGCAAAACTTGAAAATTGAGTGGCAATCCCGAACAGCTCTGTCTTGGAAAGCCCTAGACCCCTGGCTGCATTCTCACCTAGCTCTAGAATGCCTGCTGCTGCATCTCCGAAAGATACGTCTACTGCGTTAGTAGCTTCTGAGAGGTCGCTGGTTGCGTCTATGGCTTTCTTGATCTGGCTAACTGCCAAGACACCAATGCCAATACCGATAGCGGCTGTAACTTTAGCTATGTTTGCGCCTACTTTTGCGAACTTTTTGCCTAGGTCTTTGAAGCTGTCGTTAGCGCCTTTAGTAGCCTTAGAGAGATTTTTGTACTCTCCCAGTATCTCTACATTTAGCACTAAGCTCATTTGCTTCTCCTATGCACCTCTGCCACGAAAGCCGAGTATTCCGTTTGTGTGAGTTTTCTATACTCACTAGGGCTAACACCTGTAGCTATGACGAACTCTGCCATTTTCTTAGCATGATGTTCAACTACTTTTTTCCTTTTGGGTCTGTCGCTCCAAGTAGCTCTAGCGCTTGCTTCTGAGAAACCTTCTCGGTGTCTTCGAATTTGTAGTCTGGATTTTCCTGCTTCATAGCTACATAGTAAAGAACTCTAAGAGCCCTGCCTTTTGGCTGTCCGTCTGAGAAGATTTCATCTATGCTGCGACCTACTAGTAGTTCTATTTCTTCTACTTGCCCTAGTGTCATTTCGTCGAAGTTCATCATTTTATTTATATCTTTCCTGTGCGTTGATATTCTTTAGTAATTAGTTCTTCTAGTTGCTTGAAATACGTGTCATAGATTTCTTCTCTAGTGTAACCCAGGGCTTTGACAAAGAAAGGCTGCGGCGCTATGTGTCTTTTGTACCAGCCCCAATGGATAGGGTTAGCATAAGGTACTCCAGATTTACCGCTTCTGTTATTGCCGGCTCTAATAGTGATCTTGCTAGAAGCAGTAGCACCTATTCTGATACTATCCCTAAGCGCGCCTGTGCGAACCGGGACTAGATTACGTGCCTCATTTACAACCAGCTGACCGGACTCCTGCCCTGCCTTCTTGATTTCTTCTTTAGGAGCCCCGACGTTCTTTAGAGCGCGGTTTATCTCCCTGAGGTTAGTGACCTTTATTCCCGGTTCAACAGCCATGATTAGGCAGTTACTACTGTAACCCCATAGAACTCGGAGCTATCTGCATCATTAGGTGTAGTTACAACCCTAAGGGTAACTGAGAAGGTTGAAGTCTCGTTACTGTTTAGGGTTAGCGGTGGGAGTTCGTTGAACTTGACCACGCCTGAATAGTGAGGTTCTGAGGCACTAGCTACTGCGTTTCCATTAGGAGCAATTACGAAAGTTGCAGTAGTTCCAAAGTTAGCCCAAAGAACTCGATAGAGAGAGTCTGCATCACCGGAGGTAACACCTTCTAGACCTAGAGCCCACTCTCCGCCTACGCGCTGTTCGCAGAAGGTTTGAACATCTCCAGGAGCATCTCCCAGGGTTAGCTCTACCATGTTTACAGCGCAGGCATATTCGACATCTGCAATAAGGAACTTGATGTTCTCTGCGACAATTCTTGTGTTAGTCATTTGATGACCTTTCTAAATAGTTATTTCTAGCTCGACTGAGATATTAGCCGATAGGTATTCAGCGTTATTTGTTTGTAAGTTGTAGGGTTCATTTACTCGAATCACTCGAGCGTATCGCGGCATAGCATTTAGAACATCGTGTATTGCCTGATCTAGATTCTCTGTAGCCTTTTTATTAGTAGCAGTAGAAGCTATGACCACTAGCTCTAGATTTAGATCGTACTGAGTGCCTAGAGTGCTAGGTGTTAGATAGGGAGAGGCGGCGTTTATTATTACTATCGGCGGCGTTATGCGCTCAGGAACGTAATCTAAAACCCTAATGCTGGCTGCCTCTAAATCGAGCTTGAACTCTGCCTTAGAGATTGTTATTTCGTTGCTCATATTGCATAGCCAACATAGGGATTCAGCAGCGGATAGACAGCTCCCATAGGGTCTTTTGCAACCCTAATAGCTGTTCCGTCCATACTTGCAAACTGTGCCACTCCATTGGGCGCTG